AGATCGTCTGGCCCAATACAAGGTAGCCGATGGTCGCCCTGAGATCACCGAGCAGCAACCCACAGGTGAGTACGACGAGGAAGGCAACGAGGTCATGGAGAGTGTGCTTGTGCAGACCTCCGTAGAGCCACTGGAAGCCACCGTAGAGCAGCTAGTCTACTCTGATGACCCTGACGTAGAGCCAACACTAGAGACCGTCCCTAACCCCCTCATAGTGGCTGACACAGAGGAACGTGCTGCGGCTCAGGCTGTAGTGGATGCAACACCGGAAGATGTGAAGGACTTCTAAATGTCAAGAGACCTGTCTACAGTAACCCTAGAGAACATAGAAGATGATGTAGTTTATCCTTTCTTTGCTGTTGAGCTATTGTTTGATGGCGACAATACACTTCGTATGTGGACAGGTGTGGGTACTCTTGTTCTTGAAGACGGTACAGAGTGGGTAGGCTTAGGTAACTTACTTGATGTATCTGCTATTGAAGAAACCTCTGAGATGGCGGTTAAGGGGGCAACTCTTACCTTAAGTGGTGTACCTCAAGAGTTGCTTTCCTTGGCTCTCAGTGAACCTTATCAGGGACGTGTGTGCAATATATACTTTGGTACATTCTCTACTGGTAAGATACTACAAGAGAGTGGTTCTTTTATCCTGCTACAAGATGGTTCTAAGATTATCCTAGAGGCCACTAAGACTGGCTTTAATCAACTATTTGCTGGTTACATGGACCAGATGAATATCTCTGATGGTGGGGAAACATCTACTATTGAGTTGATGGTTGAGAACCGACTGATTGACCTTGAGAGGGCTAGGGTAGCTCGTTTCACATCAGGTTATCAGAAGTCTATTTACCCCGGTGATCTAGGGTTAGACTTTGTTGAGGACTTGCAAGATAAAGATATTGTGTGGGGTCGTAGTAGTGGGAGTTAAATATCAACAAGAGTTCTTATCTTCCGTCTCAGAGGAGATTAAACCACTCCTTAATTCTCACTGGGAGGAGATAGCCCTAAACAAAGGTAAGATTAAGCTAAACCCTGACTGGGAAGTTTATCAGTCCCTAGAAGACCAAGGTAAACTTAAGATATTTACCGCTAGGGGTGAAGGTAAACTTGTAGGGTACTTTGTCGTAGTGGTGGGTGTTAACATGCACTACAAAGACCACTTGTTTGCGTCGAACGACATTATCTATTTGTCGCCTGAACACCGTAAAGGTTTTACTGGTATCAAGCTAATTAAGTTTGCTGAGAAGTGCCTTAAAAATGATGGCGTATCTGTCCTCACAATAAACACTAAAGTACATCAACCTTTCGATAGGCTAATGGACTTCCTTAAGTTCCGTAAGGTAGAACGGGTATACTCTAAGTATTTAGGAGACTAATATGGCCGTATCAGCAGTAGTGGCTCTGGCATCCTCCGTTAGCTACACAGCAGCGGCTGGGTTTGCTTTTTCCCTTGGGGCATTTGCCACTAGCTTCGCACTTGGTGTTGCACTTAATGCCCTTACCCCTAAACCTAAAATAGCTGGTGCTAACCGTGGTTACCAAGTCAACACCCGTGGCTCAGCACTAGACCATCAAATTATCTACGGTAAGATGCGTGTTGGTGGTGTTATTGCGTATGATGCTGTCTCTGGGACAAGTAATAAGTTTCTTCACCGTGTTATTGCTTTCGCTGGCCATGAGGTAGAGTCCTTTGATGAAATCTACATCAACGATGAGCTCGTTACACTAGACTCACATAACAATGTCATCAGCCCCAGTCAATACTACGGAAAAATAAGGATCAATGCACACAAAGGTTCTCCTGACCAATTAGCTGATCCTGATCTTGTACAGGAAACTTTTATTACACCTCAACACAGGTTTCGTGGCATTGCCTATTTATACGCACGACTAGACTTTGATCCCGACGCCTTTCCTAATGGTGTCCCTACAATCACAGCAGTAATTAAAGGTAAAAAGGTCTACAACCCTGCTACTGATGTAACTGAGTGGTCTGATAACCCCGCACTATGTCTGCGGGACTATCTTACTTCTAGCTATGGTTTGTCTGAGGAAGCAGCTAACATTGATGATGACCTAGTTATCTCTGCTGCTGAGGTATGTAATCAGACTAACACACAAGCTGGTACAACACGCTACACTTGTAATGGGTCCTTTGTTACCTCTATAACACCTTATGACCTCCTGACCGACCTCCTTACTTCTATGGGTGGTACGTTGTGGTATGCTCAGGGTAAGTGGCGTATGAAGCCCGGTTACTGGACTACGCCAGTCCTTGACCTTAATGAAGATGACCTACGTTCCTCTATTAGTGTTGCTACACGTCACTCTCGTAGGGATAACTTCAATGTGGTCAAAGGAACCTTCCGTGGTGAAGAGAGTAACTGGCAGACCACTGACTACCCACAAGTGGACAATGCAGCCTTCCTAGCCGCTGATAACGGACAAGAGTCTGTTGCTGATGTAGACCTACCTTTCACTGACAACTCTGTTGAGGCTCGTCGTATTGCAAGGATTGCCTTGGAAAGTAACAGGCAACAGCTTACAGTTACAGCTTCCTTCGGCCTCAAGACTATGCAGGTTCAAGTTGGGGATAATGTTCGCCTAACTAACTCCCGCTTTGGTTGGGATAATAAAGAGTTTCAGGTACTAGCTTGGAACTTTGGCCTTACTGATGGTCTTGACTTACAAGTAGAGCTTACACTTCGTGAGACCGCTGAGAGTGTCTTTGATGAGGTAGATGATGGTGTTGTCTATGAACGTGATAACACTACCTTAGAGTCTCCTTTTAGCGTACCCCCCGTTGGTCTTTCTGCTGTAGCTAGAACTCAAGTTATTCGTGAGAAACTAACGAACATCATTACCTTGACTGTAAGTTCAGGTGCTGGTGAACGGATAGACCACGTAGAAGCTGAGTTTAAGTTGTCTTCTCAGTCAGACTGGATTAGTCTAGGCACTGGACAGCTTGGTGACTTTAAGGCTCTCGACCTAGAAGATGGTGACTACGACTTTAGAGCTAGGGCTATCAACACCTTTGGTGTTAAGGGTGAGTGGGAGTTTTTATTTAACGTAAATGCCAGCGGCCTACTTGAGCCACCCTCTGATGTAGAGAACCTCGTAGCTGAGGTGAATGGGGCAGTTATTACCCTTGATTGGGAAGCTGTTCCTGACCTTGATTTGTCGTTCTATCGTATACGATATTCCCCTACCCTGTCTGGTGCAACTTGGGCTAATGCCCTCACCTATGTTGATAAGGTATCTAGGCCAGCTTCTAGTGTATCTGTTCCTGCTAGGTCAGGTACATACCTTGTAAGGGCATACGATAAGTCTGGCATTGGCTCAATTAACTACACGTCTGTTGTTGTTCCACCTGCTGATATTGAATCTTTAGCTAACACCCTTAGCTTAACAGACAGCACGACCTTCACTGGGACTAAGACTAATACAACTGTGGTTGGTAATGAACTTAGGTTAAGTTCTTACGATCCTGCACCTTCTTCTGGTGAATACTTCTTTAGTAACTATATAGAAACTGGGGATAGTACAGTTAAAAGGTGTCGTGTATATGTAAGTGCAAGCACTTTTCGTTTCGACAGTACGGCAGGTCTATTTGACGACCAAGGTGGTTTATTTGATGATGGTGTGGGGTTCTTTGATAGCCTTGGTGGAGAAAGCCAGTTTGCTGATACTAACGTAGTAACTTTAGTGTCTACCACCCAAGACGACCCGTCGGGTTCTCCCACTTGGTCAGCTTATACCCCAATTAAGGTTGCTGACATATCAGCCAGAGCCTTTAGGTTTAAAATACAGCTAACCTCAACTACATCTGGCATTACGCCATCAATAACAGAACTAACCGCATACGTGGAGTACAACTAAATGTCACAGAATGACTTGGTGATTGACAACCAAAGTTTTCCCGCTACCCGTGCCGATATTAATAGTGCTTTGCAAGCTCTAGGTAGCCTCAACAGTGGGTCGTCTGCACCCTCAACAACCTACGCCAACATGCTTTGGTATGACACGAGCAACAACACGCTGAAGATGCGTTCTGAGGCTAACGACCAGTGGATTAGCATTGGCTACCTAGACCAGACTGCGGACGCCTTCCGTATCTTTGACGACACTCAGGTGGTCAACTCTAGCGGCACTCAGACGGGGCTTATTGGCGACCAAGCTACATCGGCTTGGGAGGCTGGGACCAGCACGACTGAGAGCCTTGTGTCGCCAGACAAGATAGCAGCGGCTATTACCGCCCTATCAGCCCCGTCGGGACTTTCCTCCACTCAAGTTTTCACAAGTTCCTCGACGTGGAGCAAACCGTCGGGAATTACAAAAGTTCTTGTTTTTGTTACTGGTGGCGGTGGTGGTGGATATGTAACCGGCACTGGTATTGCTGCTGGAACAGCCATTGCTTTGCTGGATGTTAGCAGTGTTTCATCTGCGTCTATCACTGTTGGTGCTGGTGGTGCCGGGACAGCAAGCGGAGGTCCCATAGCTGGTTCAAATTCTGTTTGGTCAGATGGGTTCAACACAAACGTAGTCGGTGCAGCCATTGGTTCTAGTTCTGGTGGAGACCTGAACATGGGGGCCGGAGGTTCTTCCTTTTGGGGAAGCACTTATGGAGTAGGCGGCGCTGCGGGGTCGGACCCAGATGAAGGCCCTAACAGCCCCGGTGGCAGCGGCTCTGATGGTGTTGTTTGGGTTGTAGAGTTTAGGTAGGTGCAAGATGCCATACAAACCACGACCACGCAGCCCACAGCACTTCTGAGGCGCTCATTCTGACCCGCTCGCACTGCTTGTTTAATTTCACCCGTCCCCATGATACACTGCGCGGAACACAGCCGCAAAGGGCGCTTGCTGAAACTCTGGAGAAACACCAATGGCAACTATCACTCACAAGCGCGGCGACACTTTCGAGTTAGCCTGCGCAGTCGAGAATAACGGTGTTGCGGTAGACATCACGTCTTGGACAATCACTTCGCAAGCCCGCGACGACGCCGATGCAGTTTTGCAGACATTCACTGTGACAAAGACCGACGCGGCAGCCGGATT